ATGACGACATACGTTTGTAAAGAGATTGCACAAGTAAACAATCAGACAACGTGTGTCACATATGTTGCAAAAGAGGATTTTGATCTTTTGAACATCTCAGTGGCTGATGCAAATGCTTTGCTCAGTCAAATTCTCGTAGTGTTCGCTAGTGTTTGGGTAGCAAACATCATTAGCGATATGTTTAACAAGGGGTAAAACCATGGAAATTAAAGCAACTAACCAAGTTGAAAAAACTAAACAACCACGTCAAATGACTAACTCTGAGAAGGTAATTCTTGGTGTTGGTGCGACTGCATTATCTAGCGCTGCATTTGCTGATGTAGATGCGTCTGCGGGTATTACAGTTATTGGTACTGCTGTAGCTGTAATTGGCTTAATTGGGGCAGCCAAAATCGTACCACAAGCGACTATGGTCGTTTGGGGCTATGTAAAACAGGCATTCAACCGAACCTAATAAATATTTAAAAATCGGGGGCTTCGGCTCCCGAATCTGTTTTAGGGGGTCTTAAATGTCGTTTGGTTTCTTTTACCTGATCTTGATGACGGTAGTCTTTTACTTGCTATTCAGGAAATAACTATGATCCACAGAATAAATATATTTTTGCTCTCGTTACTGGTTGCTCTTGCGCCTAACTTCATTTTTTTACAGGCAGCAAATGCGACTACTGTTGCGGGTGAAGGTTGGTCCGTTACTAAACGACTTGTACAAGGTGCAACCACATTCTATGACGGGGCAAAAAACGTTGTTTTAAATGGTAAAAACTATGCTGCTACTGGTGCTGCTGCGATTACTCCAACTGCATCACAAGTTTCAAAGATGATCGTAAGAACTGGTGCTGTTGTAGCTGTTGATTTAGCAATTAAAGCTTTAATCGGTGCAGTAGGTTATACGATGGACCCTGCAAATAATCGTGTTATTTATCGTGTACCTCCTGATCCAAATTCACCGAATCTTCAATACGCATGGCATTGGACTAATATCGGTTATTATTCGACTCCTACTGAAGCAGCAGTTGCATATATGGCTTATCACAATTCAACTGCTTCATCATCAAAACAGGCAGCTTCTTATCAGATTAAAGATACTATTAGTGATAAATCTAAAACAGTTAACCTTTTTGATTCTTCGGGTGCTTTGGTCGGACTCGCTACAATTCAGTGGCTTTTAAATCCTAATTATGACCCGAAAGCACCGCCACAAGAAAATGAAGAAAAATATTTACCGTATGATGCCGTAGCTTCTCAAATCATGTCTGATGCGGTTGCAGATAAAGCCGAAGGTAAAGCATACGTTTCATCTGTTGCTGATACTGCACTTGAAGATGAACAAAGACAGATTGTTCCTGCTACAGATATAACTAATCAGTTAAATAACTCTCAAGCTATTCCGACCAATAACGCTGCTCAGGGCACTTCAACTCCACGTGCCGATCCAAACGATCCGACTGCACCACCAGCGCCACCGACTGACATAACAATTAACTTTCCAGTGTTTTGCGATTGGGCGCCATCAGTATGTCAGGCTGCTAATGCTGCAATTAATTTCCCTAAACTCTTCGTTGAGAAGTTCCAGAAGTGGGATGACTGGCTTAATAGAGAAACTAAGCCTTATACAGCAGATGAAACTAAGATTGATACGGAAGACAAACGTACTTTTGATTTCTCAGTGTTTAATACCAATAGATTTTCTGTAGACGATAAATGTCCAACACCTGAGCCTCAAACAATCACTGTTCTCAATGTTACGACTTCTTTCACTTTAAGCCTTCAACCTGTTTGCTCAATCCTTGAATTGGCTAAACCTGCATTAATTGCGTGTTCGTATATCTATGCAGCTTACATCGTTATAGGAGCAGCTAAAGGTGGGTAATTTATTCAAGTTTATAGGTGAAATTCTTGCTTCAGGTTTTCTTAGACGTTTACTAGCGGGCGCGGGAATTTCTCTGGTGTCTTCTACGATTGTTTTAACGGTCGTTAATTATTTATTAGATCGCTTTATGTCTGGCTTTTTTGCGGTCGGAAATTTAGCTGGTCTTGTTGGGGTAGCTGGTCTAGATCAATGCGTTTCAATTATTTTTTCGGCATTTATTGCTAGAGCAATTATTGCAAGTTCTTCACTTGGATTTTCAAAGAATTAGGATAAAAAATAATGATTTATTTAATTACTGCCACGCCTGGCTCGGGGAAAACATTGTGGGCTGTCAAAGAGATATTTGCACGTGTAAATGAAGCTGAACCGTGGAATATTTTTTCTAACATCGATGGTCTAAAACTAGATACGGCACAACCGTTAAAATCGAGTTTTGAAGACTATCCGCCACGATCTTTAGTAGTGATTGATGAAGCTCAAAAGATCAGCCACTTTTCAAAAAAATATAAGCATCCGGTTAAGAATGAAAACCATCCAGAAGTAGAGTTTTTACAGACGCACCGACATGCTGAGTTCTTGGATATTATTTTCATCACTCAAGCCCCACGTTTGTTGAATGCAGATGTTTTAGACATGGTCGGGATGCATTATCACTTGCATCGTCCAATGGGTATGAAAATGGCTACATGGTGGTTATGGAAATATCACCAGTTAAACCCTAATACTAAATCTGTAAAAGCAGATGCAGAAGATACTGGTACTTTTACATATCCAAAGCATCTCTTTGGAATGTATACGTCTTCAAAGGGTGGCGGCGATACTCATGGCAAAATTAAGTTACCTGCAAAGCTAGTACAAGGTATTTGGATGCTATGCCTAACCTTAATTGCTGCGGGCTATTTCTATGTAAAACAACAAGACTCTAAGACTGAGGAACCAAAAACAATTAAATCTGAGATTCCTAAAGCTGCCGATCCGCTACAAAAGAAAGTTGATGAATGTGTAAAACAGCTTGGCTGGTCTGCCGATATGTGTCGAGAAGGTTTGGACCCTGAATACAAAGCAAAAAGAGACCAGGAAAACCTAATGAAAACACAGAATGACATGCAGTCTATTTCTGTTAAGTACAATCCTAATAAGCCTTATGACGTTGATACTAGTCAAATTAGCTATGAGATTACGTCAAAGCCTGTGTTTTCTGGTTGTATGAAGAAGGGTTCTCGATATGTCGCATATACTGAGCAAGGGACTATTTTGCATGATGTAAGTCAATCTGATTGTAGAAAACTGATTGAGAACAATGACCGTCCATATAACTATTTTAAGCAGCAAGCTCAGGGTTTTGGTAATCAACCTCAGCAAGTACAGCAATTCACTAATCAGCCCCAGACTCAAGAATATGACGCTGAATTTATTGCTAAATATCAGGCTGCTAAAGCACAAGGCTTAATTTGAAAACTTCTTCTTTGATTACTAAAAACCGTCTATATGTTCTACCGTAGCAGTAACCAAAAAAAACCGTTCAGGGGAATTGTGACCGATCCAACTCGGTCACAAGGCGTAGTCTACGGTTTTTTACGTGATCAAACTTCGAGTTACACGCAATGCTCATACTGTGGTCGTACACTGCAATTTAATCAGTTGATGAGACACTTAAAAGTGTGGCATGGTTACGGAACAAAAGATTTTATAATTGATTTTTAATGGGGTAATTATGGCTTTATTTATGGAATATATATCCAAGTATCTTGCTTATAGCCTTTTCTATTTGGTTTACTTTAAAGTTTATTCGTGAGCGTCGTTGGCAACAAGATGATGATCAATACATCCCTTGATTGGCATTTTATTACAAGTGCTCGCTCACCTGCAGCTGAAAAACCGGTATTTCCCGGGAATAAACTAAATTCTATTTTTCAATAATTTACTATTTTTGGGTAAAAAGTATGGATTGGCATAATATTACACTTATCGATGTTTTCCTCGTTCTTGGCTTTGTACTTGGCTATGCTATTTATTGGTTTCTAGTTCATAAATTTTTGGATGAAATATTCGGCTGAGAGTTCGCATAATACGGCATTATGTTACTTGCCTTGTTCATTGACTAAAGCCCCGCGTTAGCGGGGTTTTTTGTCAATGAGGCGACCATTTCTATACGCCCTCGCAAGGCATTTAACATCAGTGCTCATTATGCGAATTCTCATGCTGAGATCGACGACGACAACGACGAGGGGACGAGGAGGCGGAGGAGGAGAGAACAGCTTGAGGTGAGAGGGCACACTGCTATCTAATAGTGTGCCTGACTCCGGAATTTCGGAGTATTTTGATATAAATGCTTGTTTTTTATAGATATATAACAATATAATTATATATCTATATGATTTTCATAGAGATTTTATTTTTTTGTTTCGACTTTTACTGTCCCATCTCTAGTTACTTCTATAAAGCCTTCTAAAAGGGTTTGCTTAATAATTTCGTGGAATATCTCAGTATCTCGCAACGGCTTTTTTCCAGCTTTTACCAAGTCTCTATTCAATTTTAATGCTACTTCATTAAGTGCATTTTCTTCTTCATCAGTAAATCTAAATGTCTTTGCCATTGTTAGGTTCCTTAGTTGATTTATAAATTTTAAATGAATTTGTGATTTATTCTTGTGTTTATATGTGATTTCTGTATTATTGATAAAAAATGATTTATGTATTTGTGATTTTTGGGGATAAACAGTGCTTGATCATCTTCGTTTAGCTATCCCTGTCATACCAACCCATGTTCGTTGTGTTGACGGCAAACACCATTATTTTAATGGTGATATCCGTGATTTCGGTTTGCCCGCAGCGACTCGACATGTTGGTAGGGCAGATGATGGTTCTACGACTACTGGTGATCTTTACCATCCTTATGAATCGCTTCCGAGCGATTACACGGATATGGCAATGAAGTTCTATGCAAATACGATGAATACATTTCCGTATGTTGAAATTAAAGCTTCACCTTTGAAACTCTTGCAGGGTCATAACGTTTACGGTTTTGAAAGTATTCATCTTGGTGCAACTGAAATGCTTGGCATGTTAGCCGATGCTTATCCTGAATTATTACCAATCTTAGATTTTGAAAATATCGAGGTTTTACACCTAGATACAACGTATTTTGTACGTTTACCGCATCAGAATATGGTGCAACCAGTTCTTGATTATATGTCTAATATTTCTGTTGGCCATCGTAAGGCTAAACAGGTCAAGTATGACAACTATATTACGTGGGGCAATGAAGATGGACGTTATATCCGCCCTAAAGCCTATGGCAAATTTGAAGAAGTTAAATCTCAGTTAAGTAAGATCCAGAAGCAAGCCGATAAAGGTTGTATGCGCTCTAAAGCGTTAGTTTTAGCTATGCATGATGCTCTTAAGTTTTCTAATGCCTGTTTACGTTTTGAAGCTCGTATTTGTAAGACATATCTAACCAAGAATGGTTATCCAAGTAATTTGTGGAAATTGATCGACTTACAGCGAGATCAACCAAGTTTATTAGCCAAATTATGGCATGTAGCGTTTGACCCGATTTTTGGCGCATTAAAGGGTGAGAATATGAATTTTTCTGATGATGGTGAAATCTTAGAATTACTTCGTGCAAATCTTTTTACTATTACTAAATCTGGTAAAAAAAGTACGACTAAGGCAGATAATGCCTTTAAATTCTACTGCTTACTTAGACAGATGGGCTGGGAGTCAGTTAAAGCCATCTATAAGGAAAGTACCTTTTACGACAATGTTAAAGCTCTTACTAGCGTTAAAAATATTGATCGTGGTCACTTACAGAACCTACATAAAAATAAAAACGGGAAAGTTATTCCGTTTACACGTCTTATTGAAATCAAGTTTGAGCAGCAGCTTCCACCTGATTATCAAATACCAGTTTCCAAGTATGCCGATAAATTCGGTTTAGTAGCCTAGAGAGGTTTTTATCATGCAATTATCATTTAACAAACGCACAATTTTTCCATCTGTTTACCGCGGTGAAAATAAGAAAACTGGTGAGCCAACTTGTTACTTGTCTACAACTGTATTTTCGCCAGTTAAATACAATTTAAAACCAGCTGCTGGAATGATGCCAACTGAACAGATTCAATCAATTCTTGAAGAGTGTGCAGACAATGGCCAAGAAGTAGAAATCGAATTTACAGAGCAACAAACTAAGTATGGTGCAGAGATGCAAATTTTCAGCGTGAAGCCATTACCGAAGAAAAACCCAATGGAATCAAAGGCTTAATGGTGAATTATACGATTGTTCGTATAATGTATATTATGTTAAATAAAAGATTTAAAAACCTACCGTATATAAGGCTTTGCTACTCTCCATATATTAGTAAGTCACTTGATTTTCACTGTGACCATAGTTTGGCTAAGTGTTCTAAGCATACCTAACAAGTATCAGTGCCTTACACAATGCTGTTTACTGCCATTGTATAAGGCTTTATCAACCCTTCTTAAAACCAATATCCAAATTTCAAACCATACGCAATTGCATGGTTATTTTTGAAATTTGCCTGTTCTGCGTATGGCTTGATTCCCTCTATTGGCAAGTAATAAGTCCCATCTTCAGTTTTAGTATCACCTAGCCAAAAATATTTTAAGCTACCAGTTATAAAGTAGTTTTTAGCTGGGTTAAACTGGACGCCTAAACCAAGTGACCATGAACCTTTTATGGGTCCCATCGTTGATGCAGGATTACCTGTACCTGAATCCCAACTTACATCTGTTGAAGTACTCCATTTTTCTGTAAATTGGTGTGCAATTCCTAAAGTTGCACTATATTGATCGTTTTGGTAAGAATCGAGCTTGAATCCTTGAATATATTCGCCATTGGTTAATTCTTTCATTAAAATTTCAGAAAGAGCTCCATATTGTGGAGGACGAGTTTCAAACTCTTTCCAATTCACCCATCTTAAATTCATATAAACAAGTGATTTTTCAGAAATACCTGTTTGAAAATCAATATTTAATGATGCTGGAGTCTCTAATTGGGTTTTCTCATTTTCAACAAGTTTTAATGGTTCACCAAAAATATCTTCTTCCACTTGAAATTGATATTTGATTTTAGAGCGATATGTAATTGCTGCTTTTAATGCTATATCAGGTAGTTGATAGCTCCCTCCCAACAACCAACCAACTTCACCTTGTTGTTTAAACTTAGCATTATAGCCATTAAAAGCCTGAGTATAGGCATTACCTCTAAGCGCTACATTTGCTTTTACAGTTTGATAAACAGGTCCACCATAAATTTGAAAATGCTGATATGGAGAATATCCGAATAATAAACTTAAATTTTGAGTGTCGGCTTTTACGAACGTACCTTGATGGCTAACATCATTATCAAAGTAACTATTATTAGAACGTGCCGGATATTTAATGTCAGCACTAAAAGGCTGATCGTATAACATACCAAAACTTAATTGATCTGTGAGTTGTAACTTTAGAGCAGCTGTATAGAACTGCGTACTTTCTGCAATATCACCTGTATCACGACTTTGATGATCTCGTACAAGATCGGCTCTATCGTTGACTATGCCAGAAACAGATGAATCAACTGCAAAAAAATTTGCTTCTGCATAATTCCCATTTTCAAGAAATGGCAAAATAGATTGACCTGATTGTTCAAGAGCGGAAGCGTGACCAATGTTACTCACAAATACGGCAAGCATTCCTATTAAAATCGGATTTGTCCTATTAGTTGACATTCCATTCATACCTATATCCTTTTTCGTTGTTATTTCCCTAAATCCTTAGGATAGTTTTTTATTTTTAGAGCCATATTTCACAACATGGCTCTAAAATTCTTTACATCTATCTTTGTAATAAACTCAAACCGAAAATACCTAACCAAACTACTTGCACTGGTAATAAGAACAGTTCAAGGAATAAAGCCACTTGAGAAAAGCCTGAGAAAAGAAGCACAGCAAATCCAACATATCCCAAACCAACCAAAACCAATGGGAAACCTAATGCGGATTTGTTTTTTCTCAGAAGTAGTCCGTTGACTATTGCCCAAAAACCGATGGTCGGTCCTTCCATTGGCCATAAGCCATTTTGCGAGCCTTGCGAAATGGTTGCCCACACAGTGCCTGCCGCCTGTTTAGCCATTTCGTTCCCAGACATATATGTTTCGGCAAGTGGTCCTAACACAGAGGCCTGTAAAACAGCCCCTGCTATGCCTAACATGGTTGAAATCACAAGAAATAAAATAGCGATATCGGACAACAATCCTCCTGAAGAGCGCAACTTTCGCCACAGATATACGCCCACAGCTAGAAAAGGAAGATAAAACCCAAAACAGTCAGAAATCATTGAAGTTCTGAAAAGGGCTTGGTCTTTTGCCGACAAAGTTAATGCAAATTCAGGTTTAAATATTTGATGTAAATCAAACCCTGTAACTGCAAGAAAACAAAACAAGCAAGTGGCAGCCATTACCATACCGATTAATGCAACCCACGCTGTAAATACGTGTCCATCATCATATTGTTTAATCGAGTCCAA